CAGAGAATCAAAGTGATCCCAACACCAAGACCCTACCTCTAACCATTCGTTCTCCTTGACAGAGATTGTAACAGAGGGCTTGTGCTCACAGTAGTTGTCAGCAATCTTGAGCCACAGTTCCAGCTGTTCAATGGCACTGAGACTGTACCTAGTGATGGCGTGCTCTGGACTCTTCATAGGAAAAGAGAACACAGTTACACTGTCAGGTGCCGTAAAGTCTGGCTCCGCTGGTACACCCTTGTCTTTCATAAACATGGTCAGTGGATCTTTGTTGTCTCCTCTGACTGTCCTGATATAGAACGGGTTATGTCTGGCGTGTATACCAGAGGCAGCATCAACCAGCTGAGACACAGTACCGGAAGGCTTGACGCAGGTGACAGCTGCACTCTGCTTGATGCCCAGCTTCTCTGCCAGCTTCTTGTTAGTCTTAACAGCTACATCTCTCAACTGTTGAAGGGCTTCTGGAGAAGCATCGTACACAGCAGGGCAGTCCATGATCCCTGTAAGGGACACACCTAGTAACCGCTCCTCCTCTGTGGTATCCTTCCACCGCTTACGTAGGTAGCCAAAGTCTGTCAATGTAGACTGGAAAGTACCAAGGATGGTGGCCAACCTGATCTTTTCTTTCAGAGTACTGATGTTGTCCTCTGCTCTACAGATAACCTCTGACAGATTACAGAACTGATAGGGGCGCAGGATAATCTCACAGCAGGGGTTGGTGCCAAAGTCTATGTTCCCGTCACGCCTACCGTTGGACGCTGCCTTCACCTGTGCAGATGCACGGTTAAAGATACCACGCTCTCCGCTCTTGCTCTCGTACAAGGAGAGCCACTCTCTCATAAAGATACCCATGTCAGGCTTCTCTGTGTAGCAGACAGAGTTATTGGACAGTGCTCTCTGTTGGTTGTCCACCCACCAGTCACCGCTCTTAGCCTTACGCATACGCTCATCTGTCAGGTTGGAGAGGGAGATCAGAGCAGACCTCCTGACTCCACCTACAACCACCACCTGACCTACCTTGCACATGATATCGTGACACTCTATGGAGGTGAGCTTTCTACCCTTGGCTTTCTTAAAGGTCTGAATTGTAAAGTCAAACAGTTCTTCCAGAGGTGCAGGACCAGATGCCCTCCCACCAAAGACCTTGAGCCTTGCACCAGCGGGGCGTATCTTGCTGGTGTCTATCTTAGGTACACGGTTGGTATAGAGGAGAGAGATAAGATCACGTAGTCCTCTGGCCCAGCCTTCCTTGGAGTCAGTGACAGAGACAACATCATCAGTCTCCTCAAACTCTTGATCAGGTATGGTGGGTAGCTTGGCAATGTACTGACGTTCCACTGAGAAGCCTACGCCTGTACCGTTCATCAGGATATACAGGCACTCGTCAAAGGAACGGGGTGAGTCAACCGGGAGGTAAGAACAGTTGTACCCTGCCACGTTCTCTCTTGCCAGAGCAGGACCAGCTGTCATCAGTGCACGCATAGAACCTAGCACCTTGAGACTGAGCATTGCGTCCCTGAGTTCTCCCAGTTCTTTGCCAAACAAACTATAAGAATAATTTTCTTTAAGGTGGTTTGCCATAAAAGACAGATACCTATCAATGGTTTCTTCCCAAGTCTCTCTTCGCTGCTCTTCCTCTAACCAGCGAGAGTACCTAGACATATGTATAAAGGACTGATAGTTAGTTGGTAGAACAATCTCTCCATTCGTCTTGGGCTGTGTCGTCTGCATTTTCAGTAATCTCCTCTATGTCCTGTACAAAATATTCAAATTTTTTAACGGCAATTTCACAGGCTCCATCCCATATCTTAGCCACGGGTTCCCCTTCAAAGATTATGTACTCGTCACTTATATAGAATCTGGGTTCCATGTGGAATGTACCTCTTGTGAAAGCAGAACGTCATCTTCTTCAGTGTTCATATCATACTCCAGCTGAAGAATCAAGTCTGCATAGTGTTTAACCTTGAGAATATCTAAGGCACCTTCGCCTTTGGTTCGATGGCGGGTAATATATTTTACTATGTTACCCTCTAGAAAACCAAGCCTGTTGGCATGAATATATTCAACTGGTTGGATCTTGCACTCTCTGTAATGAGTACCACCCACTTGATTGTCTGTTGGTCTCCTCTTCACTTCCATCTTCTTCTCCAAATCCTTTGATAAGGGGATCGTGCAGTATGGCGTTGATCCGCTTGCGTATAAATGTAACTTCTCTTGTATCTATAATCTTTTTTGCATAACTTGTCAAGGCTTCTGGTTCAATTCCTGCAAGAAAACATACAGTTTCTTTATCCTCTGCTGTTACACCTACCTCTGAGGTGAGCCAAGACTTTGCTTGTTCTCTGGTCAAAGAGGTATAGGTGGTGTCATTTATATGACTTGGCTTAGTTGCATCTAGTAACTGCTGAAGAATAACACACAAAAAAAGAACTCTCTCAGGTGAGTGCGCCTCATGTATACCTTCTTCTAGAACAGAGTCAAGGGCAAAGGAAGAACCCTCGTAACTACTACCCCATGTCACTGGTTTGTTCTCCTACTCTCTCTACCTTTACTATGTCCTTGTGTTTAGTAGCTTTATAAGCTTTACCATATCTTTTATCAAGATAAGCTTTACCGGTTAACAATGCTGAGAGACAACCTTGATTGTATCCGTTACTTTTTGCCCACTTACTAATATTGTTAGGAACAATTATACTTTCACCTGTGTCAAAAGTAATTCTGTAAGGTCCTCCCTTCTCCCCAGTCTCTAGATATTTCATTCTTTTCTTTTTCCATTTAGGGTCTTTCCATTGCTTTTTCATTTTTTTACTTTGGTCTTCTTTGTAGTCAGGGTCTTTCCACATCTTTTCAGTTGTACGATAACCAGAATTAGGATCAGCCCACTGAGCTTTAGCAGCTGCACTCTTTTTCTTTTTGTACTCAGGGTCTTCATATATTTCCAAAGGACAATAAAATCTAATACCACCTACGTTCTTGTTATAGTATTCCTTCTGGTCTGTTCCCTCTAGTACAGCGGTGAGTACATGGTACTTCATCTGGTAGTACTGCTCGTAGTAGTGTAGTCCTCTCTTTGTTGTATATTCTTGTATAATCTCAAACTTAAAGTTTCTCTTACCAATCTTATCTATATCTTCACATAGTTCTTTGGAAGAAGAGGTATATACTTTCCAGTTGGAAGGCTTGTACCTTTTCCTGTGTCGCATCTGCCAGTACTGCTTACACCCTATGTATTTCCTCTGTGTTTTCTTATTAGTAATAATATAGACAAAGCCAAAGTACTCATCAGGTTGTGGTACCCGGGTCTTGTCATCTCTAAAAGTCCAGTGCATTTTGTGCATATCCTCCAATGCTTTATCGTAGTCTTGTCCAAACCATACTTCATTACAATGATAACAGTAACCATGGCTATCATAGAATACAAATCCATCAGATGATCCACAAAATTTACATTCTTGGTAAGATAATATAATAGATTGATCAGGGCGCTGTCCCACTATACAAAGTCCTCTTCTACTCTGGGTTCTTTTTGTACGTAAGTAAAGTACTCAGGGCCTTTGGCATAGTTATACTTGCGTAGTCCTTGCCCGTTGTTAGAATCTTTCCAGCACTCAACTTTATAATCACAGTACTTACAATTAAATCCTATTCTTTTATTACCTGATGCTTCTTCTACTTCAGGGTAGCAGCGGTCAGGTGGATCACTATCAGGGAGCGTATCCTTTAGGTAGGATATTCTCTCTGCTGGATCAACATTATTAAGGGGTACCTCTAGTAGATTTAAGTTACCTCCGCTCTTGTCTATGGAAAGGAAGTACCCTTTCTTTTTTCCCAAGGCCGCACCGTAGGAACTAAGCTGGTACATATAACCAAAGGGATCTTCCCCTGTTATAATAGAACCATCAACAAACTTTTTAAATCCGTAAGGTGAAGCAGACTTAACATCCACTAGCTCACCGTCTATGATACAGTCAATGTGTCCCTTGACTTTCTCCACTGATACTTCTTTCTGGCAGTCCTCCACTGTGTGACCAGCTTCTCTTGTAAGAAGGAGGACGAAAGACTCTAGTATGTGACCAAGACAAAAACGTATTCGCTGGCTAGTGTTTAACTTTTCTTTTGCGTAGCCATTGAAATCATACCAAAGCTTTCGATCCTCTCTCCCCACTGCTGAGAGCCGCAGCTTACCCGTGCTGTCACGATTAGACTCTTCAACAAAAAAGTTCTCCATTACCTCCTTTAGTTCATCCAAAAAGAGAGCAAGATTAGTCTCTTCCGGTAGCTTCCCCTCTTCCAGTCGATCACCAATGTCTTCCAGAAGAGTACTAATCTTGCTGCTCATAGACTTTACCTACAGCCCATTATCTTCTTTGGCAAAGTCTTCCTCTCCAGTGTAGCCGCCGTCTACTGCACTGAAGTCCTCTGATGCTCCTCCCTCGTAAGGGACAAGCTCTAACACTTGAACAGCGTCTAGGTAGAACACGCTCTTACCTGCCCACTGTCCCTGCTCCATCTCCTTGGCGCGGAACAAAACATTTACTTTGCTCCCGTTCCCAATGGCAGTGCCAGAGATATTATTCTTGCTGGCATCCACAACACGGGGTGCAGGGAGAGGTTTACCATCACGGGTGAAAGCATTCTTCTTAAACTTAAAGAACGGTCCACCACTGGCATGGTTCTTCTTCTTACCGTCCTTGACAGATGCGGAGGGGTTCATCCCTTCAATCATCTTAACTGCCTTGGCATCCAACCCAAGGTCAAGGCACCATTCGGTATCTTCCTGAGAAGTAGTCTGATACTTCTGTGCAGGATTGTTAGGATCAAGTTTCGCCCAGTAAGCTGTACCCTGTACAATTGGCATTGTCTTTAAACTCCTTTCAGTTTACCCAGAATAGTCTGGAACATTTTGATGTTGCTAGTCATAGCATCTTGAATACACTGTGTCAAGCTTTTTTTATTGGTAATTTCTTTTCTTATTATCTCTAGCTCTGCCATGTGGTGATGGATCAGAGTGTCCCTTTCATTACGCACCGCTGATAACTCTTCTGTCATGTCAGCTACCTTGGCATAAGAAACCTGTAGCTGCCCTTGTAGTTCAGCCACGTTTCTCTCCAGTATATTAATCTTCTCACTGCTTTTCATGTGCCTTCCTTTCTAATGTGTTTCTGCCCAGTTGGAACCTACGTTGTACTCTCCTGTCAGTGGGCATTTTAAATTATAAAATTCTCCTGCTTCTTTAATACTATCTATGCCCATGTTACCTACCATATCTGACAGGTCTTTGTCAACCTCTAATTGCCATTCATCGTGAACATTTGCCACAAACTTTGCACCCTCTGGTAGCTGGTCATTAAAGATAACCAAGCCACGCTTCATCACAATGGCAGCTGCACCCTGTAGCTGTGTGTTTAGAGCAGCGTGCGGAGAACGTATGAACAACTTTCTCCCGTCCAGTCCCTTGATAACTCCTCGCTCTGCTGCCAGTGTCACCCGCTGCCGTTCCTTCTGTAGTGCAGGGGTAGCCTCAAGAAACTTATCAATAAGATCCTGACCATCTGATGCTGTGCCATCTACAATGCTACCAATCTTTGCAGCACCTGCACCGTAGAGAAATGCGTAGATAAATGTTTTCGCTTGGGAACGTGAGCTTAGTCCTGCTCTCTCCTGATTAGCTGTGTGTATATCACCAGAGACAACGATCTCTGTATACTCTGGATCGTCCATGTAGTGGCATAGCATTCTTAGTTCAATGGAACTGGCATCTATACCCACAAGGTTCTGTTTCTTAGCGTTACCCGGGACCCATAACCTTCTGCACTCTGGTCCGTAGGGAGAGTAGACAGCTGGCACCTGCGCCATGTTAGGTGAGGCGTGCGCCATTCTCCCTGTGATTGTGCGGAGGGTCATCACGCTACCGTGTACCCTACCTGTGTCAGGGTGTATGGCATCTAGCCAAGAGCTTACCTGTGCTATGCGCTTCTGTAGCATCATGTACCGTGCCACCATCTTGGCCTCTGGCATGTCAATCTCAGAGAGGATACTCTCATCTACCACCACATTACCTAGATCTGTTTTCTTCTCAGGTACCCAGCCTTTCTCCATCAACCTCTCTGCCACCTGCTTACGTGACCCCGGGTTGAAAGGGATATACTTGGTCTTGGTCTTGAGGTGTACCTCAGTGGGCGGGAAAGTTTCCTGCATCTCCTCCTTGATAGAGTTGAGTTCATCTGTCAACTCAGCCACCAGCATACAGGCATTCTCTTCATCTAGCTTAAAGCCTGTCAGTTCCTGCTCAGATAGGATGGACCGGACACGGTGCTCCAATTGAATACACCCCGGAGAAAAGCTGGCAAGTTCCTTCTTTACCTGCTTGTATATCTTGGCGCATATTCTGGTGTCCTGCATACAGTACTCGCCCATCTCATCAGAGTACCCTTGATAAAACTTCTCAGGATCAATGTCTATTTTAGGGTAGTTAAAACGCCTTCCCCATGCCTCAATGGAATGGCCACCGTCCCTGACTGGGTTGGCAAGTTGGGAGAGTACCATTGTGTCGAGCAGTTGAGCCGGGTCAAAATGAATATCCCAAAGAAGATCAAGTATACGAAAGTCAAAATGAATAGCATAGTGGCCAATAACTTTATCCGCTTGTGCTGCATAGTCTGCAAAGCTATCTCTTTCTCCCTCTTGGAAAAGTCTATGGGTTTCAGTTTGAGTGCCATCCTTGTTCTCCTCTATCAGTGCTGTACCCACACACCATATGCGGGAGGGGTTAAACCCATCTGTCTCTATGTCTAGGAACAGTCTCTTCATCACAGTACCTCGTCAAAATCCTCTGCTTCTGTCTCTGCATCTTCAACCTCTGTATCTGTATCAGGATCATCCACCTGTGTCAAGCGTCCTGTGCCACGGTCATAGTGCAGGTAACAGGCAGGGCCAGTCAGTCCAGAGAAACGGTTCTTTAGTACCCGTATCAGCGTGACGTTCCTCCGGTACAGGTCAGGGTCCTGCCCGTTCCTCTCCAGCCCCAGCACCATGTTACTTAGCTGACCTATGCCAGCGGTGCCGCGCAGTTCAGAGAGTGAGGTCTGTCCTCCCTCCTCATGCGGCTTACCAGCGGGGCGCTTGGAGTGAGAGACCATGCCTAGCCATATGTCTAGCTCAATGGTCAAGGTCTTGAGCTTGGTTGCGATCTCGTCCAGTGCCTTGCGCTCATCACCTGCGCTCTGGTCACTGACCAAGATGGAGATATGATCTAGAAAAATATACCTACAGTCACAGGCATAGCGCATGTACTTGATGGTGTCCACAATGGTATCAATGTTGTTTGATCCAAAGGAGTCAAAGAATACATACCGACCTGTGCCTAGTGTCTCTTGAAATGCATCGTCCCATTCATCCTGAGTGTAGTCTGTGGTGGGTAGGTGCAGCGGCTTACCAGCGTAGAGGCTCATCATTCCCCGGGCCGCATCCTCTAACGGTTCCTCTAGGAAGAGTAGTCCTATGTTGTCCTCGGTGTGCTGTTGTATGTGGTAGCTCAGTTCCCTGAGTACCTGTGTCTTACCCATGCCAGAGCCAGAGGTGATGGTCCACATTTCTCCCTTGCGTACTCCGTAGGTGAGATCTTGTAGGCCGTCCCATGGCAGCGTCAAGCTGTCCGGTGTGGGTTGGCTGAGTAATCTTTCTAGCAGGTCCTCACCTCTGACGATGTTGGCAGGGGTGTAACGCTCTGCTGCAAACCACCTCCGGGTAAAATCAGCAGAACGATTTTCCACCAAGTAGTCTGAAGGGTCCTTGCCCTCGTCCAGCGTTACGATCTTGCTCTTGTTAGGGAACAGCTTTGATATCTGGTTGGCAGCTTGCGTCCCGCTCTCGTCTCTGTCAAAGCAGATGACTATCTCTTTGAAAGAGTTGAGAAAATTATAGTTAGTCTTGCAGTCCTTGAGTGCATTGCCAGCCCCGTTCTTGACAGAGACAACAGGATAGCGAGAGCCTAGCAGTTGGTAGGTGGAGAGTGCATCTAGCTCACCCTCTACCAGCGTGACTGCCTTGGCAGTGGAAGACCCAAAGACCTGTTGACCAAAGAGCATAGCTGTCTTGCCGCTGCCCTCCCAGATGAAGGACTTGCCCCGCCCTCTGACCTTGTTGGCAATGTGTTCTCCTGCCTCGTTGTAGTAGGGGTAGTAGTGGTTAGCCTCTGCTCCATCACGTATGTTGAGCGTGACATTGAAGAGCTTGCAAGTTTCTTTTGCAATCTTTCTTTTCTTAATATCTTCAAAGGTTCCTTTACTAAGAGAGACAGAAGAAAATAATTCTTCTGTACTTTCTTCTTGTTCTTCTTTCTCAGTAACTCCGTACTGATCTAACATACTTTGTAACTCCTCTGGTAGTTCTTGTTGAGAGAATCTTTTCTTCTCATTCTTACAAGCGTGAGAGAAACAGAACCCATGTCCATCAGGGTACAGTGCAAAGGCATCAGAACTGTTACCACAAGGACAGGCTTGATGGGTTACGAGTGCCTCGTCTTGATTTGTTTCTTCTAACATTCTTTATCCTTTAGATCAAAAGTAATAAGAAAACAAAGACAAGCCATCCTAATGGAGATATTAAGTAGCACCCTATTTCTCTCAAGGGATGATCTTTAATCTTATAACTATAATCATCATTGTTATCTTTCATCAGTCACCCCCTGTAGCATAGCTAATACCATCAATTTTTCTCCTTGTCAAGTTGTTTTTTTAAGTCATCTAACTTTTTTTCTAGACGCTCCTGCTCTAACCTGTCAAGCACGGCAGACGCAGCGGTGATGCCCATGACAACATGAGTGCACCCGGGTAAAAGCAGCAGCACTAGTACTACTATTAAGAACCTCAATGGACAGGCCACCAGTCTGGTGTACGTGTGTACCCCCACTTGGCAAAGCCAGCCTTCTCCCCTATGTAGTAGTTGCGATAGGCTTTGACCGCATCATCTGGTACCTTGTACTCGTCAGGCATACACTGTGGAGGTGGGGTGTACCTGTTCGCGTAGGTGGATGACCACTCAGCCATCTTGGTCATAAGATCAGGAGGTCTACGCAGTAGGGAGCGCAACTTGTAATCAGTCAGGTGCACCTTGTTAAATCTATCAGTGTACTCATGACACAGGTACTTGAACAGGTGATAGGCCCACTCGTACTGCATCAAAGATCCTCTGACCCACTTGGTAGAGGGGTGGTTGAGGTGGGCAGTTTTGTACATGCCCTCCTTGTCTGCTTGCTCGTCACCGTCAAGCACTCTGTGTGCAGTGCACAGCATCTGCGCTGTCTCCAGTATCATCTTGACGCAGTGCTTATCACAGTGCATCTCCGCTGCTGTAAGCGGGTCAGGGTGTAGGTAAAAGATGTTCATTCGTCATCACCTCCATGAATAGGGCACCATGGGTTGGGAATTGGACTCCACTCTAGTTCAACACATTCGCACAGGTCATTCAAACACTCGTCTGTTTTATCCATTAGTCTAGCTTCTCCTTCCAAAATATCTTGCACCACTGAGCCTTGGCCCAAGGTGAGAGGCGATCCCACGGTGCACTACTCGGGTCCTTGTGCTCACCGTAATGCTCTCTTACTTCTTTGTCAATAAGGTGTTCCATGGGCGACATGATGGTAAGGCTTATCATTATAGATTTAGCCTAAGTTGCCTAGGGTCAGGGATATCTAACTCCTCATCAGGTAGGCCAGTGCTATCATCTATAAAGTTGAGGAAGTTATTGATATCCTCTATCTCTATGGCTTTCATAGAATACTCAACATCTACGATGCTCTGCATGTAAGACCAAAGGCTATCAGGTACCTCGTCCTTGCTCTGATAGGCGTACTTCTTAGGCTTACTCATGTGCGGTTCTCCTTTACATCCTCAATCACCCACTGGTAGTGATCGTGTAGCCATAGCTCCCCTGTTTTAGAGACAGGACTGACCTGTGTAACAGGGCCAGCGGCAAAGAAAGAGATGGGTTTCTCCACCCACTTGACCCACTTCTGGTCAGAGGCACGGCGTACCCACTCGGTACGTGGAGCGTTAGCGGGACGAATGGTGATCATCTTGTATTCTCCTTGTTAAGGTTAAGTGGTAAACAGTAGGCAGTTTATACACTTGCCTAGGTGGAGGTGTCAAGCTGCTAATAAAAGATTTTGAAAGACTGAAGAGCGGAGCCACGTATTGACCTTGCGTGACCTGTCAAGGAGAGCGCGTGCCACGTTGTCATTAGCTGCACTGCCCTTGATCGGGAACTCTTCAGAGTTATGACTACTGTAGTAGGTGAGGGCAGAGGCCAAGGCCCAGACGTTGGAGCCACGGGTACGCACCTCAGTAAGGTACTGATCTTTAATACCTTTTGCCAGCCTGTCGCTCATGCCCGGGAGTGACTCAATGGTACCCTCTGCCTGTATCACAGGGATATCCGTCCCGGCCCAGATTTGATAGCGTTGGATATCATTGTAGAAATCCTTCACCACCTTGTCCATGTCTAGTATAAAGTTGGTGAGGTTAAACCCAGAGGTGTGGCGTTTGTTTCCCTTGGTGTAGTCACCAGAGATCATGCCGTTGGTGCAAAAGAAATCTAGTAGACCAGTGACAAAGCCGTTAGAGGTAGAGCCGTCATAGCTCTGGACGAGGGCAACAGTTAGTGCCACCTCTGTTTGGTGCTTGCGTGTCTCAATAGGCTTAGAGAACGCAGGGAAAGTATACTTACGGCACCGGACAGCTGACCCGTGAGACATGGTATCGTTGATCTCCATGTCCTTGAACTTGTCATTAGGCAGGGCGTTTATCAGCATTGCCTCTGTTGCGTCTGTGAAGTCTCGCATCTGCGTGACCTTGTACTTGTCACCTACAACGCCTGTGCTGGCACCTGTCCACGTATCTACTAAAACCTTGTGGCTGTTCAGTTCTGTGATCTGGCTCTCGTACAGAGCACTGGCATGATAAGGCGCGGGACGCTCATACCATAGGAGCTGTTCCTCAACAGGTGCAAGGAAGCGTTGTGCTCTCTCTGTCTCATTGTGTTCAGTAAAAAGATCCTGTGCAACTTGTGCAGTGGGAGAGCGGAAGCTAAGAATATCGTTCATGGTTTTCTTTCCTTAGTTAATTGTTCTAGATACTTGTACAGGGTTGATATTAGATATGTCAACCACTTGCTTTATAAAATGGTCATTCTTTTCTTTGACCATGATATCTACCACGGTGGACTCGGTGTGTCCAGCTTGGACCTGTGCACCTACGCCCGTCATCTCATCGTACTCAACGCCGAAACTTACAGCGGTGCTGAGTAGTTCCTCTAGGCAAGACTTGAGCGGGACAGTGAGGCCCGTTGCTGTGTGTATCATGCCAGCTGTGGCGTCCACTGTGTTAGGATTATCAGGGTCAAAAGGTATCAGTAAGGTGGTGGCGGTCAGTATCTTATAGACCAGTACCTTCTCCTTGTTTTCTTCACTCATATTTTTTAGTCCCTCGATTGTTTAATAGATTTATATTTCAGTATCACGGTATATGTCAACAGCTTTTTTTATTTTCTTCCTGTTGTATTTTGTGTCAACCTTTTCAACGGGGTGGCCCTTGTTCCAGAGAGCTTTGCCCATGGGATTACGCGCAGGTGTCCCGCGTTCTATCTTGTCTAGTCTTTTGCGATCACGTTTACGCATGGCCTTGGCTCTGTCTTCTACTTGTTGAAGGAAAAAGTCTTGTAAGTTTAACATCTCCATGGGTCTAGTCCTCCCGCCCATTATACTTCTGATCATAGTTGCTTTCAACGTCCATGGCTAGGTCATAGATGGTATCAAAAGCATCGTCAATAAGATTGACTGCCCAACTTTCAGCATCAACGTCATCTGGGTTTACGTAT